ATCAGTCATTCGGTCATTTTGGAAACAATCTTGGTACCAAGTGCCTTACTATTTCTTTAGAAGAAACAATATGGTAAGCTGCTTAGTGGTGGAGCTTTATAACCTGCTTGCTCCTTGCACATAAATAGTGAGCAGCAAGGTTGGTAGAGAGGTGAGGAGTGGAGCTTACTCCTCTCCTCTTCTTTCTACATAAATGCTGCGCTACACGCTTGGAAGGAAGCTCTTAAGTTACTGAATGGTAGGTGGTACTAGCCTTAATCCTCTCCTGGCCTTTTTGCTGTCAGTGAGTACCACTAAATCAAAACCTTTCTCTGCCAGCTTTGCCGCGAATGTTTTCTTGTTAAGGTAATCCTGATCATGTTCTTTGCACCACTCGCAATAGCTGTCATATAGGTCTTTGAAGAGAGTGACCGCCTTAGGGTCTTGGACGCATTTCTCCTTTAGCCATGCGCCTAAGACGTCTGTTTCCGCTAGGTACTCTTCTGTCGCCTCAGAAACAGTCTTGCATTCTCCAAGGCCTTGAAACTGCCAAGCCAGGCATCCGTTGACTAGCCACGTGAGAATGCCTTCACGCTCCTCCCACAGCCTCTCGCTAAGTGATTTGTCTTGCCTGTTAGGCGGAAAGAATGCCTTGAATGGAATCAAGGCTATTCTTCTCCAGATTGCTGGAGTTGTGTCCGAGATTGATGGCTTGTGGTTGGTTGCTAGCCATATCTTGGCTACCGGTTCGAACTCGAAGTAGTCACGATGCATAAAACGGGCCTTGATTGAATCGCGGCCGGTGATAGCCTTCACTTGCGCCTCAGCAAGCTTCTGGCCTTCTTCTGTCTCCACGGCGATTGCAAACCTTAAGCCATAGATGTCCGCCACCGCGGTTGGATGGTAGTCTTTCCCTCCTGTGTGGATGATAACTGCTGGAGCAATAGCTCCTGCATAATCTCCTAGCACACGATGAATTGCTTGCAGGAAAGTTGACTTTCCGTTAGCGCCACGACCCCAACAGATGAAGATTTTGTTCTCCCTGGTATCCGCTGTGATTGAGTAACCACACGCTCGCTGAATGTAGCGGATCAGCTCCTCATCGCCGAGGAACACATCCTTCAAGAACTTCTGCCACGTTGGAGCTTGCGCATTAGGATCATAGCGAACATCGCATAGCTTGGTGAGCTTGAATCTAGGATCGTGGCGGCATATATTGCCTGTCCTTAGGTCTAGGACGCCGTTAACGCAGTTTAGAAGCCAAGGATTGCGGTCAAAGTCATTAGGCTCAGCCCGCAAATCTCCTTTGGAAAGCTCAACGGCGTTTATGATGTTATGCCGCTTGTGGGCGCGCTTTGCATACTCACATAGCTTCTCACGTTCCTTGTAGTCTGACGCCTTCATTGCGCGTTCTAGGTAGCAATTTGGCAGCGCCTCCCTAGCGATAGCCAACACGCGCGATCCATCTTTGTCACGCTTCCAGTGAGTTCCTGTCCAAACCATCCAGCCCCATGATGGAACCCAAAGCGCCTTATCCTTGAGGCTATTCGCCAGGATAAGCGCGTTGTTCCGGTCTGTGAACTCTTGACTTAGCCTAGAAATGTCTGCTATACTTTCCATCGTGTCCTCCGGTTGATTACTGTCGATTGTGTCCTCCGGTAGTTTACTTTCGATTGTGTCCTCCGGCAAGGGCATAATTCTCCTCGGTGTTACTATGTCTTGAATAGACACAGCCGGTGATCTCGCTAATCACCGGCTTTTTTGTTCATTCAAGGCGTTTAAACACCGCAGCAAAGATTCTCTCTCCCTCTACCTCTACATAGTCTTTGTAGCAAAGCTTAAGATGCTTCTTCTTCTCTATCCTATCGATGATCTCATCTCCTCCAAAATAATTCCACGGGTCTTTGATGCTATCATCTTTGCACACACAAACAAGCGCAGGAGAAGGCATTCCATTCCCCCAAGGCCAATTCTCAGCATAGAAAACCGCTCCATCGTTGTCGGCTTGGCGACTAATCGCTTTATTTATCTCCTCTTTGTCTAGCTCCATCCTGATCTCGTGCCAAATCTTGAATAGCTCTTTCGCCATCTCTCTGATCTTACGTTCGTCAAGCATATCTAATCCTCCAAGCATTCAGCTGCTATGTTAGTAAGCTCCTCTACCAAGGAGACATGGTTAGTTTCAGCCGAAATGATGCTCTTGCCGTTGAACATGTAGTAATGAGCGCTAGGAACTTCTCGCACTGCTCCTTGGTACGCTGTCCTAAAAATAACCATTTTTGGCATCAAAGCGATAAACTGGTAGACTGACATCCTGGCTCCTTTGTGAGTAATCCTTCCTCTGGCAAGCACCTCGCCAGGAAATGGAAGAAACTCCTCTCCGTATGGCTTAGGGGCGCCAGTATGCGTATTGCTTCCCTTGCGGCCTATATGAGTCAGAAGCACGCAAATCGCGTATTCGTCTGAATCGGCTTGCCCAGCAGACACAAGCGCTTTCTCTCCAAGCCGCGTCTCAGTAACCTTAGCGGCCGTGATCTTGGTGCTTCCTTTCTTTCGCCATTCCTCACGCTGTTCTGGTAACAGCACAACCGGCAATGCTCCTAGCTCGCATAGTCTTCCGGTTTTGCCGACCAAGATAGCTGGATAGTCTAGTCCTCCCCATGGATTGAAGCGCTTAACGATAGCGCCATCTTTAGCAATGCCTTTTCTGATGGTGAATACTTTGTAAGCGGCGTCACTCATAACTCATAACCGATATTAGTTTAGCCGCTTTCATCATACTCAAGCTTAACCGTTTGTCCAATAACATTTTGGAATATCGATAGAAGCTTTGAGATTACTCCAGACAAAAAAGAACCGGCCACTAGGGCCGGCAAAGATGCTGCTGTGGGCAGCTGTTAGGAGGTGTCTATGAACACTACAGGTAATTAAAGCATGTTTATTCTTGGCTGTCAAGTGTTTGTTCATCCACGGCGCAATCTCATCTCTTCGTCCAGCTCAGCAGGAGAAAGCAGTTTGCCGCCGGAAGCTAGGTAAGATTGACGCAACGCAAGAAGCTCTTTGCCAAGCTTTGTTTTAGGCTGATAATCAGACATACTGTCTTGAAGTTGGCTAAGGCTCAGCAAAGAACTTGGTTCAATCCTTGTCTTCATCTTCCTTGACCACTTCTTCACGAATCTGTAGTTTTGACAAGCGTGTTGCCACACGACGCATTATGTCCCTTGGGGGAAGAGTAACTTCTTTCCAGTAAGCTACCAAACCGTAATCATGTAATAATGGGTCTGGGTCAGGCAACCATCTAAAATCAATTACACAGTCTCCATAACATCCGATGCACGCTACCCATCTTTCATCACATCCTCTGTCATATCCTCTGTATCCAATAAAAACATAACCTTCACTCGTCATCAAAAGAACCGGCTCGCCAATCTTAGGCAAGCTTTTGGTGGTGCTAATCCATCCATTATTCCTTAGCAGCATCTCAAGCTCAGCTATTCTTTTATTAAGCTTAGCAATCTTGCATTCTGGATGCCCCTCTTCGCATCCTTCCCAGTGCGTAGCAATAGGCTCTTCTTTAAACATGCTCAATCCTCTTTCTACAAATCACCATAGATTAACTAATCCTATTCTTTGATCTCATATTCTGGACGGAAAATCGGCATTGCTGCCAAGCGCTCTTCTCTCAGTTTACGCACAAATGGCTTTGGAGGAAGAGGAATGTCGCGCCAGTAAGCCACAATTCCGTACTCGCTTTCTCTGTCTGGCGGGAATGGCTCAGGATGCCATCTGATATCGTTACACCAATTTTCCCCATGATATCCGATGCATGCTCTCCATTTTTCATCATAATGTCTGTATCCGATGAATACATACCATGCGCTTGTAAGAACAAGGACTGGCTCGCCAATCTTAGGCAAGAACATATTTACACTAATCCATCCCTTGTTTTCTTGTATCATTTTAGACCAAGCCATAGTTTTCATAGCGTTAGGCGGAACAGGCCAGTCTTCTAACATACTCAATCCTCCTTCTGCACATCACCATAGATTAACGAGTCTTCTCTGATTAGCTTTCTCTTTATCAGCTCCTCCACTATCAGCTTAACTTCTTCTTCGCTGCCTCCTTTAACTACCATCGCGTACGGCCTATTGTCAGAAATTAGTCTCTTTAGCCTCTTTACCTGCCTTATTGTGTTCGTTTCCCCCATACACCTTCCTCGCTAGCGTTTGGTTAGAAAGCTTGAGGACTTGAATAGCATACTCTATATGCCACGTCGCGTCTATCAGCGTCTTGCTTACATCCGTCAGCTTTGAGCTGTCTATCATGTCTTTAAGCCTGATAGCCTTCGTCATAAGCTCAAAGGCGGCTTCTTTGATCTTCTGCTGTTCCATAAAGACCCCACATATCCTTAACTATCCGCCCAACACACAAACAGCACTATAAGCGCCACAATCGCTCCTGGCCAGCCAAACAAGATGAAAGCGGCAAAGACAAAGCCAGCCAATATCAGCAATGGAGCAAAAGCAACAAGCATCATTAGAACAAACCAAGCAGCAGCAATGGCAATGAGCGCAAGAATGATTAAAGTCGCTGTGTCCATAGAACCTCCTCACAGAACTTAGTTAGCTCTTTGATTAGCCTCTCTCTTCTCTCCTCCTTGCTCTTGTACCAACAGGTAACAGGAAACTCTCCTCTCTCCTTCGAGGAAAGCATATAGAGTATCTCTTTTGCGCCAGTTACTAGCATTTGGTGCTCTAGCTGCCAGTAATGCATCTCTGGAGGCTCATCATGGAACATAACGTGCTCCGCGTGCTTCCTGTTAAACAGCTTATGCTCCCATCCTATGCTAAAGTCCTCCGTAATTCCGTCCATCGAGGCTAGCAAAGGCATTCCATCAACGTTCCTCGTTATCACAAGCGGAAGAAGCATGTCGCCTATGACCTCCTCCGCTATTTGCCTGGCGTCACTTTCTGCTTTGTGGCCTGCTTCCATGATCTCGCTTTTCTTGAATGCCTCTGCTATCTCCCCTCTCTTTATGGCGGCAAGCTTCTCCCTCCGCATATAAGGCGAAGCCCCCATGATGATAGGGGCTTCACTTGCGGTTATATGCTTACTCCTTAGCTCATGCCACTCTAGGCTTCCTTGCTTGACGTCGTGGACGGTTATCATTTCTCTCTGTCCTGGTGGTTCTCTCGCCAACTTTGGATCGCTCGACCGCTTAGGTTCTCTCCGCCCGCTAGGCTCGCTCGCACCTTGAGGTACTCTCTTGCAGTTAGGCTCACTCACCCGATGTGGTTCTCTCGATTGCCTAGGATCACTCACTGATCATGGTGCTCTCTAAAGCTTTGGTTCGCTCGCCGTAGAAGGTTATCTCGCTTTGGGTGGCTCGCTCTTACAATCTGGTACTCTCCTTCAACGTGGCTCGCTCGACTACCATGGAACTCTCCCAGGACGAAGGCTCGCTCCTTTGTAATGGTTCTCTCACCAAATGTGGCTCGCTCAGAATGGAAGTTACTATCAACGCTTCTGGCTCGCTCGACCCGTGTGGAACTCTCAGCGCTTGTGGCTCGCTCAAGAAACTTGGTTCTCTCGCTCTAGGTGGCTCGCTCATGAAAGTTGGTTCTCTCCCCCGACATGGCTCGCTCAAGCCATATGGTACTCTCCGCTGTTCTGGCTCGCTCAAAAGGCTTGGTGCTCTCTCTCATTAAGGCTTATAACACTCGTAGCCGCTGGTTCTCTCGCGCCACCTGGTTTAAAATCACCTCTTCCTCGCCGTCAAATACAAATCCGTCAGTCGCCGGCGGAGGAATGTAATGAGCATGGCCTAGAATTGAAATTGAATACGGCTTAGGCGGCCTCTCATTAAATACAGCAGTATACCACACCTCATGCAAGTGTGAGAGGAATATCTTAACCGCATATCGCATAGCTCTCATGTTGATATGCGCTGGAGAAAGCTTTCCTTGAGACAAGAACTTATAAGCTGCTGTGTTCTTCCTAACTCTCTTTACTAGCTCCTCAGCCTGGTCTTTGTATTCTAGCCGCTCATTCTTCTCTATCTCATACCTCCTGCGCTCAGCATAGATTTTTCCATAATAGCACTGCTCTCTTCCGCTGAACTTCTGGAAACAAGAACCTGCGTAGTAGCAGATTACCTTTAGCTGCATGTTGAATGGTCTCTTTTGTCCTTTCTCCCACTTGGCGGTAGGATCAAGGCCAGCAAAGCGCCATATGTCTCCTGCTGTTTGCGCCTTGGTGATGTCTATATGAGACAGAATGCCGGCAGAAATTACTGGCCCTATGCCGTAGACGCTCGTCATCCATTCGCCAATAGGATGCTCCTGCACATACAATGCAAGCGCCTTCTTGATATCATTCTCTACCTCGCGGAAGTTATCTGCCAGCCACTTCATCGCATTGCTGTTTACCACTCCTTCCTTATCCTGCCCGCGCTTTAGGTTCCCATACTGGTTCTCTGCCCTAACGCGGTGCTTCTGAATAATGAAGTAAGAATCTACCAAGAACCTAGCGTCACGGGTTAAGACGATGTCTTCGTTAAGCGCTTTCTTGACGATGTCTATTAGCCTAGACTTTGTGGCTTTTATGCTCTTTTTCATAGAACATCCTAATATTTAGTCCGCGTTAGTTAGTTGATCAAGCATTTCTAGCGCTGTCTCTAGCATCTTTCTCATCTCATCTGCTGAGCTAGCACATAACCAAATAGCCTGGTCTCCCTCTTCAAACATAAGCCTTACTTCTCCATCGCATACGGCCATTTCCATCCATAGCGACGTAAAGATTGACTCGGAAGCGCATTTAATACTAACAAGTTGTCTTTTCATGGCTCCTAATCTCCACAAGAGCAGCATTTAGTATGTCCTCTGGGCAATGATATTCTTTCATCATTTGCACATAGGCAAGTCGTAGGCTTTCCTTTTTGCGCGCTATAATCGAGACCGCCAAATTTGCAAACAAACAAGCGCGGTAGTTATGAACACGTGCTTCTATCCTGCATTCCTCGCCAATGTGCTGTTTGTATTTGTAAATTGACTTTTTCAACATTATGCGGCTTTTGCCTGCGCTGTAGACAGTCTCTCTTAGTGCTGAGATAAGTTCATGTTCGAATAGATTAAAGAAGTATTCTTCCGATAGCGCGCTTACTAGATCACAGGCGCACCTTAGGATGTCGGAATTCTCTACAGCATCTACAACTTCTTTGTCGAAATCTTTCAGAATGGATTCTTTTATCTCTTCAAGATTCATAAGACACCTCCGCTGTAGTTGACTTTTGTCATTGATTGTTCCTAGCACAAAGAGGCATAAAAATGGTAATGTCTTTGTAGTAGGTCTTTCCGCCTTCTACGGTTCCGCAAGCACGCACTAGCTTTCCTGAAGCCTCTATATCTAAGATGATGCTGCTTCCACCCCATTTCTCCCATGGTTCATTCATGTCCCCCCATTCTGGCCCTGGCATTAAGCACAATGAGGTTGTTTGTCCAGCTGGCCATTGTTCTGGCAGTCTATATACATACACTAGAGCCGGCAGAGTAGGACTTTTATAAAAAAGCACTCGACGCGCTTCCGCTTTCCATCTTCCTGGGCCTTTATCTCCGCGGTATCTGCGTATGGCGGCTCTAATGATACGCAGCCCCTCTTTAGTTTTATCATCTACCATAATTTTCTCCTCCTATTTTGCTGCTTCGCCCAATATTACATTGACGAAATCAATCGACCTGTCCCAATTCTCCTTCCTTGGTCTTCCTGGTCTCCACGTCTCTAGATAGTACTGCCACAGCTCATCCTTGTTTTCTGCGCAGAAGGCAGGAATTAGCTTTGGATTGGTAAATAGCAATAGCCTTGCAAATACTGCCGCAAGAACATCGTTGTGCTCTATTGCCTGGATGATATAGTCTGCGTCCGTATCGAACATACACATGTTGTACATGGTGTCCCTAGCGATGTCTCCTGTAGCTTTGTGTCCTAGCACTGCCTCTATTCCTCCTTTCTCAAACTGCCAAAATCCTCTTGCTGGCCCTCCTCGTTGACGGCGGTGCAGAAACCTAGATTCCTGGAAGCCTATCGCATACATAAGGCCGATAGCGTTTTCGTTTGCCATTGAAGCCTTGTAGCTGCTCAGCATGTTTATTGCTATGTCCACTTGCGTTTTTATGTACATGATTCCCCTCCTCAAGTTATCACGCTTCCAGTTTACTTACTTTATTCCTCTTGTCCAATAATATTTTTTTCTATCCATATTCCGTTCCAGTATAAAGTATCTCCGTGCTTCACCTCCTCAAGTGAATAATCAGGAAGCCTGATGTAGTACTTTATCATCGATGTTTCGCTATCAAATCTAGGAAAGAACGCGCCTGCTAGGTTAGGCTTCCTTATCCACGCCTTCCTCAACCATTCTGGCCATTCATTCAAATCATCGCCCATGAACACGAACTTCTCTATCATCTTTCTTCCTCCAGTACTTGAGTATCTTTCTAAGGTCGCTCTCTATAGGCATAAGAGGCTTCTCGAACTTCCACACGGAAGGTATACGTGTTCCATGCCCATACTTGTCTAGCGTCCTGTAGTAAGCCCAGCCATCCTTGTATCCCATCTCTCTCGCGACGTACAATGCTTGCAAGTAATAAGACTTTACATGGTCTTGGCTTATGTTGCGCTTCTCCTCTTTCTCTAGCTCTTTTAGAGCACCTGCAAGCTCAACTACAACCATTCCTTTCTTCTCAAACATAGCGCCGCACTCTTCACAAATTTGGGCGCTATAATCATTTAAGAAGCCACACTTGCGGCATTGCTTAACGGTTGGCTTCTCTTTCTTGATGATCTTGCTTTCTACTTCGAAGATATGCTTGCCCTTTAGCTCTTGAGGACTGAATTCTTCTATCTTGCCGTGCTTAAACACGTTGCCGGCGTGGTCTATGATGATTGCATCCTTTTTGCCCTCGTAAGGCCTAAGCACTCTTCCTACCTGCTGAATATGGAGCATGGTGGAAAGCGTAGGACGCGCAAGGATAGCGCAAGAGGCTATGGGGCTATCAAAGCCAATCGATAGCACGTTCACAGACGTTAGAACTCTTATTTCCCCGCCGTTAAACCTCTTGATAAGGCTTTCCCTCTCCTCATCCTTCGCATAATGGTCTATTTGTGCCACCTCTATGCCTCTACGGTAGAACTCTTCTGCTACCTCCTTTGAATGCGCAATGTCTACGCAAAACACTATCGTGCTTCTATCGCTTGCAATCCTTAGCCACTCATCAACCACACATCCTACGATCTTCTTTACTCTCATCTGGCGTGAGAGCTGGCCGGTATCATAATCACCGGAAGCTTTTGAGACTTTGACTTCCGCAAGTCCGGCTTCTACAAGCTTATGCGAGTCTGGGCAAAAGTACCGCGGCTTCACTAATGAACCGGATGTTATTAGCTCTCCGTAAGAAGGGCCGCGGATAAGGTCGTGATACATCTCCTTCATCCCCTTCCTAAGAGGGGTGGCCGATAAGCCGATAACCTTTGCTTCTGGATTGGCTTTCGTGATAGCCTTTATGATCTTGTTGTGCGCTTTGTGGAAGATATGAGCTTCATCTACGATGATGTAGCCAATATCCTCTATCTCATGCTCTATCAGCAAAAAGCGCTTTTCTTTCGAAAGCGTTTGGACTGAAGCGATTGTGACGTTGCTTGAGCCACGAAGAAGAGTATTCTGGCCTTGGATGATGTTTGGAATCATTCCATACTTCGTAAACCTTGCTTCCGCTTGCTTGACCAGAACTATCTTGTCAACCAGGAACAGCACTTTCTTCTCTGTGCTTTGCGCAATGGCGCATGAGATTTCCGTCTTTCCTCCTCCGGTAGGAAGCCAAACCACTCTCCTGGAGCCTGGCGGGAGAGAGATAACTTCGTCAACGATCTTTTGTTGGTAATCCCTTAGCTGTATGCTTGACATAGAAGCCTCAACACGTCTTTGTTTCTTCTTCTTGAACAATGGCTATGGTGGCAATAGAACACGTCATAGCCACGGTTGGAGAGAATGTAGGTGCCGTTTCTTTTGTTTGTTGTGTGCTCGTTCTCCCACGGGCACCTAACAATATGTATGCCTGGCTCCTTCTGCTTGACGTATAATCCAGACCTTACGAAGAGTTCAACTATGTCTACAGTGTTCTGAACGGATTGCTGTGGTTGTGGTGCTGGATTGGCATAAACGCGCTTTTTCTTTATTGCTCTCTTTATATCGTCTAAGGTTACAACGTTCCAGCCCTTTGGTGGAATCTTACATGTTGACCTCCTAAACACTCTGCCTTCCTCTTTGTTTTCATTCCCTTTCACATTCATCGTTCCATAAAGCCTGATGATCCTTCCAATGTTTCTGACTGAAACATCAAACTGCTCTCCAAACAACTCTTGGAAGGTGTAATAGAGATCATCCTTGACCTCATTGTACGCGGGAGGCTTTATCCTGCACCGCCATATCAAGTGGTAGCCGTTGCCAGAGAATCCCCAAACTGGAGAAGTCCATCCTAGTGAGTCTGTGTAGGCTATGATGTTCTTCGCTACGCTCCTTGCGCCTTGCAGCTCCTCTTCTGTGGCTGGAGTGCTTTTTCGTTCGCTGTCTATATCGAAGACGATCCTTGTCACAAGAGAAAAGTCTTCGTTGCGTATCGTGCCGGAACACCTCTCTAACTTGTTTGTGGCCTTTATGGCCTCGTCTAGCCTGTTTACCGCCATGTAGATGTTCCAGTCCCCGTCTAGGTCATCTACGTACTCCATAAGCTTTGCTCTTGAGCTGAATATGCCGCTCATCCAAACTCCGTTTCTTTCTGCTCTTACGCCGAACTTCATGTTATCGATCTCTGCATAATCGAGATAATCTTTGAGCATATCTCATCTGCCTTTTCTTTCTCTTTCAGGTATTTGCATATTGTGGACGATTGGTTCTTGATGAACTTTAACGACGATATCTTTACGCCGCTGTACCCTTCTTTCTCTACCTTAAGGCTAAGGTCATGCATCCTTGCAACGCTCTTAGCGTAACTTTTCATCAGGCTCTTTATCATTACTTACCTCTATTAAGTTTTTTCTCCAGGATGTCTATCACGCGCGAATATTGATCTTTTCTTAGCTCAGTTAGAGACTTAATTCCTGCCCATGATAGAATGTTTTTGATGTCTGTTCCTGACTTCTCCGCAAGCTCCATAATGTCTTCCGCATCTTCTTCGCTTATCGTTTCTGCTTTTTCTTCAACCTCAACTCTTTCTTCATCATTCTCTCCAGTCTCAAGCAAGAAAGCTTTAAGGAGCAGCATCTTAGTAGCGTAAGAAAGCGCTTTGCCTGGCGCCTTGTCTCCAACGTCCATCGCATGAGCTTCTCCTACATACTCAATTGAATCTCCATCATCGGCGTCTATCAGCGAGAGAGAGTACCTCCCGCTATAGAACACCATGTCCTTCATCATTTCTTTGCTCGAATCTAAAAGCGTCACTTTTACCACAATCCCTTCCTTTGCTAGGATTGGATGCAATAGCCTTGCTACCGTATCGTGAGAAACTGCTATGTATCCGCCGCTCTTCATCTTGACGAACGTCTCTTTTGGTATAAAGTTTATTTCTCTCATCACGTTGATGATCTTCTTGTAGATCATGGCTCACCCGTTGTTGGTGTTGATAACGGCTACAATGGTAACCAAAAGCAAGCGGCATTCAAAGAATACTTTTTCACAAGGATATAAATGATTGTTATAAGCTGCGATCCTGGTCTACATGGAGCTGTGGCGGTATGGAAGAAAAAGAAGCTTGTATCCGTAACAAGCATTCCTTTCTTAGAGGATGAGGATGAGCTAGGAGGAGTCTCTTATGTTGACTTCTATACGCTACAGAAGAGGCTTTGGAAGATGACGGAAGCGGAAGAGGAAGTGTGGGGTGTGATTGAGGAGCCATTCGTGATACCTGGCCAAAGCATCAAAGGCGCCCTCACGATGGGGACTGTTTATGGCCAGCTAGTGAGCGTCTTGCATACTCTTGTCACGCATAGCGTCTACATCGTCCATCCTAGAGTATGGAAAGAGGACTTAGGCCTCTCTAGGGACAAAAGCCTATCTATCTCCTTATGCAGGAAGGTGATAGGCGATAAGCTAATGTTTAAGGTGGGGAAAGATCACAATAAAGCCGAGGCGATCCTAATAGGCCACTGGTTCTTAAGCGTTATCTGCTCTACTACTTAGTAACTCCTTTTGCCTTCTCAAAGCTACGTGCTCCAGTGTAGCCTAGGTAACCTGCGCCAAACAGCCACCAAAGGTCGCTTGGGATAGCGCCAAGTAAGTCTTTTAAGTTCTTAGCCGCTTGTACCGCCTGGTCTGGAAACCAAATACCAATGATAGAACCTATAACCTCAGTGGCAATGATGGAGTAAATGAGGTACAGGAACGTCGGCCTTGCCCTAGAAGTCCATGGGTCGGAGGATTGAGCTTCGGCGAGGATAACAGAAAGCTGAAGCTTCATCTCTTCTAAGGCTTGCTGGCTTTCGGCTTGTAGTAAAGCTAGCTTAGCCTGTTCTCTAGCTTGAGGATCAGGAATGATCTTATCGATTAGCTTTGCGACTACAGGAATTAAGGATGCTAGCTCTAGCATGTCACTGACCTATAGATTGTTGAATAATAGCCTGCTTAAATCCGCCTACCGTCGATGTTTGTTTAGCTTGCCTTGCTTCCTCTATCCTATCTTTGTTGGCTTGGTCTCTAAAAGGCTTAATGGCGTTTGAGGTGGCGACAAACCACCTCATCGCGTATACCGCCCTCTTCATGTTTTGCCGGTAGTTAATAATGTCTTTAGCGAGTCCTGGATTCACTAGCATGTCTGCCATGAGGTCTTCGTCCGGCGCCCTAACTATCCACTTCCCTAACCTCTTTAGTGTTGCCGCCCCTGCTGTAGCATTGGAAACGCCAGGATTGTTAGACGCGAAGTTTGCAACGCTAGACGCAGCATCCTTAACAAAAGCTGCTATCGAGTTATCTAGATCAACTGATCCAGGTGTTGCTCTTAGCGCGTTTAGCGACTTGGTATAATCATAAAGCTCCTTTAGCTTCTCCACATCCTCCTTGGTCATAAACGCCTTTAGCGTCTCGCCCTTAAGCGCATCCGTTCCATCTAGCCAGGTTCCTAGCTCTTTAAGAGAGACGGTAGAAAGGTCTTTCGCCATAAGGGCCGATACTTTGCTCTTCAAGGCGGGGTTCTTGGTGAACGCTTCTCCAATGCTCCTGACAGATTCGACCCCTCCACTCATAGCAGACTCCACAAGCGGAATCATCCTTCCGTTAACAGCGAACGCGACCTTTGGAACTACATCAATCCCTCCTGCCTGTACTGCGGTCTTGTAGGCGGAAAGGACGGTTTTTATATCGTTATACGCGCCAACCTTCTTTAGGTTGCTCTGAGAAGCGTCAACGAGAGACTCTATTCTGTTTACGCTCCTAATAGCCGCATCCCTAGCAGCATTTAGGTTTTGGTTGCTAGAGACACCAGCGCTCCTTATCGCTTTTTGTACGCTATCATTCAGGTTCTGGATGTAAGACCATACCACTGCCTTGCCGGCAAGAGACTTGGTGTCTAGTGGTAGGTTGTCGAAGTTTTGGGCTAAGTCAGCTATGTTTTTATTCAGCTTGTCAAGCGCCTCAAACGCTCCTGCTACGTCTTTGCCAGCCTTCACTCTCGCGCCTAGCGATCCTGGAATAGCTTCTGGTATTTTGGCGCCTGGCGCTCCAGTATGCGCTTTTAGAATCTCCTGTATTGCAGGATCGCTAAATGCTTGCTTGAACCGAGCATAAAACTGCCTAGCATCTCGGTAGTCGTCAGCCAGCTCTTTCGGCAAAAACTGACCTACTGAATCTATCAGCTTCCAGCCGGCTTCCATTGCCTCAGGATTCCTAGACCTGGTCAGTGTAGTGACCTTGTTGATAATGTCATTCATGGAGACATTAGAGGCTCCATTAAACAACGGGCGCAAGTCTTCCGGCAAGGCGATAGGCTCCTCGTATCTCCTAAGCGCACCAAACATGTTAGAAGCCGTTTTTGCGCCAGCGTCATAGATTGAACCAACGGCCTTGACTACGGCTTTTCCAATCTCACCATTCCCTTGAGTTAGGTAAGGAAGCGCTCCGCGAACAATGTCGTCAAGGTTGTTCTTTGCTGCAGCAAGCGCTTCGTCTTCTCCAGTGAGAGCAGCTCCAAAATCATCCCCAAGCTTTGCAATCCTAATGCCTATCTCTCCCCCAACATCTCCGCCGTTCTTAGAGAGTTCCTCAACTATGCCAGATATGTTCTTTCTGTACTCTTGCGAGATAGCATCCTTTGCCTTTGTTATCTTGCTAATGCCTGAAGGCTTGTTAATGGTGGTGGATAACGTGTCAGCGTTGGTCGCCGCCTGCTTGAGGTCTTGGTTTCTTAAAGCCTGAGCTGTGGTTAAGTTTTGACCTTCCGGAATGTTTAAGTCTCTGATTGCTCCTCCGGTAGCAGAATCTACAATATCCGCCGCTTTGTTGAAAGGAGCGTTGAAGAGGCCGCCTACCGCTCTCCCTACGGTAGCTCCTCCGGCCACTGGAGCGCCAATCAGCGCAATATACTTCCAAACCGCTTTGGTTTCTGGAGCTAGGTCTGACTTGTCTATCTCGTCCGAGATGAAGTTGTAATAGGTGTGGTCTCCAAGTGCCTGGCCAAAAGATTCAGACACCATGGTGCTGAAGAACCTGAACGGACGCGCTAAAGCTGCTGGAATGCCGCCAGCTCCTAGCGTGGCGACAGCAATAGGAAGATTGGCAACGGCGGTTCCTACCGTCTTGGAGTATAGGCTTAGGTTCGCTCTCTTATCATGCGTGAATTCTGGAGTAAGCCTTACTGGTTCCGGATAGCTTTGCTCTGGAACATCAAATCCTAAGGCGCCTAAGCCTTTCTCTCCAAGTGTCGCGCCATAGTTGAGGCCGCGAGTCAAAGAGTTCGCAAAATCCTCAAGCTGAGAAGCGCCATACTCAAGGCCAGTGACAGTGTCTCCTTTAAGGTTGGATAAATAGCCAGTCACAAAGTCCTTGGCATTGTTCAGCACCTTTCCAAACGATGCCATGAGGCTTAAGTCTGGCTGCGCCTGTTGTGTCTGCTGCGTCTGCTGAGGATTGGCGTTTGCCGCCTCATCCTCTAGGCCAAACTCTAGGTTCATCGTGTTTGTGGCAGGAGAGGCTTCCTCCTCAAGGCCTTGATTAAGTTCTAAGACGTTATTTGCCATGCTGTTTAGCAAGATGCGCGGTCAAGAAGTTCAACCAATAATCAGCCAGCGCTTCATAGTCAGCGCTAGTGTAAGGCCTTCTCTTGTCTGCCGGAACCTTTTGGTTGTGCAGGTTCTTAAGGATGATAGCTAATAGCTTTACCTTCTTTTCGTCCGGAATGTCTTCCGACAGCATAAAGTCCTTCAAGTTTACGCGGTCTCCACCTATAACCTCTTGAACAGCCTTGTTGTTTGTGGTTATCACCTCCGGCATTGAAGATAAGAACAACTTCTTTGCCTGGCCTATGTCCTTGGCTCCGGTGACTCCTAAAAGAAACTCTTTTGAATGGCTCTGGAAGTTGTCCTCATTTATAAGGTTCCCGCCTCTCGTTGGTTGGCTTTGCTGCTCTCCTTGTCCACCCTGTTGTCCACTTTGGACGCCTTGCGCACTTTGTCCGATTTGTCCGCTTTGACCAGTTTCTGCTTTGTTCAGCTTGCTATAGAAGTTCCTTAGCCAAGCTTGCTGATCGCCTGTCAAGAAGTCATATGGCGCTTTTTGAGATAGATCGTTAAACGCTTTAATCTTGCTTTGCAGCTCATATCTAGCAGAAGGATCAGCAACGCCATTCGAAATAGCGTGCCTTAGTACGTCTATGTCGAGCGCCAAATCATGTAGTTGTTTTGCCTGTTTAACGCGCGCTTTCCCAGAAAGAACAAGAGCTGTCAATCCATCAGCTGTTGAAAACTTACCAGTCCCAAAGGACATTATGGTTTGGTCTTCATAGTTGGTCATTGATCCTTTGAACTGGCCACTTGTCTTAAAAAAGTTAATCGCTGTGGCAGCGGTGTTCATAAGATCGGCCAATGCTCTATCTTTGTTGCTCTCAGGATCGTTTATTGTTGTTAAGATTTTGTTATAAAGCTCGTTCCCACGAAAGCCTCTAAAATTAGCCTCTATCTGTTGAATAGCGCTTGCATCAAGATTTGGCGTTACCCTATCGTCTCCAAAAAGCTTTACATTTTCTGGCAGGTCTCTGTACGCTGAAATATGTCCCTCTATCTGCTTACTAAGCGCTTTTTGTGCTTCAATTGCTGCTTGTTTAGCCCCTGCTTTCGCCGCTTCAAATTCTAGCTTACCTCCAGTGCCAACGTTTACGGTTGTTCCTGTCCGTGGTGTTAATAACTTAGCTATCTTTTCTTGTTCGGCAGGCGGCAAAAGAGATAATGTCGTTGCTATGTTTTCTACTCCCCCTTGAGGAAGGGGAATTCCTTTGGCTTCATAAATATCTCCGAACACCTTTGCCATCGCAGACGCCCTTTGCTTGCTATATTCTGCTTGGCCGCTAAGCGCTGTTTGTAGTGGTTGCACGTACTCAGGGCTTATATCTCCTCTATTAGACATCGCCTCAAGAACCATAGAGGCGGTGGAAGGATCAACGCTCCCTCCTAAAATAGCTTGAAGAAAGGAGTTTTGGGCCGTTGCCTTGGCCGTTGCCTGTTGCCTCTGCAGTTCAGCCATGGCGGTGGTTATCACCCTATTCATTGCAGCTTCATCTGCTTGTCGCTGCAGTTCTAGGTTATAGCCAAAGTTCCTGGCCCTTTGAGCCATGTCGTGCAAGTTGCTAATGTAGGATGCTACAACTGCTCCAAGATCGCTCATTATCTACCTGCCGTTTGAGGAATGTTTCTTCCTACTCCGCCTAATATGTTAGCTAACGCTTCGCTCAATCCTGATCCTCTTACATAGCTACCAAGCTGATTTGCCTGGTACAAGTTAGATGCAAGGCTTGCTAAATTGTAGCCTGTGTTAGCCGCATTTGCAGTCTGAGTCGTTAAGGAGGCTAAGACGTTGGCGGGATTGACTGGCGTAGAAGTTGCCGGCTGGAGAGCCGAGAATAGAAGGCCAAGGTAGGTAGCTCTTGCTTGCGCTGGCAATAAAGCCGTCCTCCCTAAAACATCTGACGCATTTGCAGCAAGCCCTTGCTGAGCAGATGCAAGCAAGAGAGGCAATCCTGCAGTCTGAGCGGTTTGTTGCAATAACGAGCCGGCCATGTTAAAGCCAAGGTTGGCGATGTTTGATATGTCGTTGATAAGCCCGCTTCTTGCTGCAGCAGCTTGTAGTGGCGTTTGCGCCGCCTGTGATGAAATGTTTGCGCTGGCAGATAATAAGTTGCCTAGCGTTGAACCTAAACTGCCTCCTACTTGCGCGGCATTAATCAAGGCGGTATCTGACTGGCCAAGCAAGCTACCTAATCTTTGTAGCTCAAGCTGTCTAAACTCATCTATCACACCAGAGCGCAGTCTCTCAAGCTGCATGAGAGCATCTATTCCTGGCGTAGAAGTTTCATAACCAGTCCCTAAGTTTCTACGCAACCTATCCTCTAGCTCAAGCCTCGCCCTCTCTAAGTCCTGCTGGAGGAAAGAAGGCAAGGTTATGTTTCCTCCAAGAACGTTAAGAAGATTATTCGCGGCTTGGCTAGCTACTTGCTCATTTCTGGCCCTAACATTACCAAGACTATCTAAGTTTCCACCTAATGTGCTTGTAAGTCCTTGGAGAGAAGAGCCGATGTTGTTGAGCGTGTTTTGTAAACCAGGCAAGCCAGCTGCGTAAGCGTCTACATCTTGTTGTAGAGCCTTCCTAATTGGATCAAGGATGTTAAAGGTATCGTAACCTAAGTTCCTTAGGTCTTGTAGGATTCCTTGCTGGCTTTGAAAGGCATTGTTTATAAACGGAGATAGTTGATTGTTGATGACATCCCTAGCATTGAAGAACTGCTGTGTCGTTTCTTTTAATAAGCCGTGGAGAAAGTCATTTATGTATTGCTGCTCATCGCCAGGCGCTCCTGTGCCACCGCCTTGAGCGCCTGTAGCTCCTCCTGGAGCACCTGGAGCACCTCCTCCTAGAACGCCTGTAGCCCCACCTGGCGATCCAACCACCAGATTGGTGGGGGGAACTCCGCCACCTCCTACGCCTCCACCATAAGTTGCGGCAACGTTTCCACTTAGGTCACGGAAAGTTGCATCTCCAAACCTATCTGTCTGAAGAGTTCCTAATAACGATCCGCCTGTCGAGTATACTCTTCCAAGTTTGTCTGCTTTCCCTATTACGTTGCCGGTGGAAAGGTCAGTTACTATTCCATTATTGTCTACTGAAAATGAGGAACCGTTTTGGAAATTATATTGCCCAGTATAGCTTTTGCCCCTGCCGCCAGGCTCTATCTCGGCCCCTATATCGGTTAGTATATTTGACGTTGATGTAGGAGTTGCCGTCCTTCCTGAGTTATCAGTAAAAGCGCCAGAACTGCTTAGCGTCCCTAGCGAATTACCAGAAAGGTCTGTAACACTCCCAGTTCTATAATCATAATTAAACGCCCGATTCCCATTCGAGTCATATATCGCGCCACTGCTTGGGTCTACATAGTACGTTTCGTTTCCATACTTATAAACCGATATGGCCATTTGATTAACCTCTTAGAGGAAGCTTGCCAGAGTTAGCCAAAATCCCTAAAGCCAAAGCATAGTTTTTGTCTTTGATGGCTTGCTCTATTATGTTTTGGTCGCTAGCGCCTCTTGGTATAGATACTTCTCCAACCGAGTTTAAATCTATCTTATCTTCGTAACCTGTTCCCTTAATCGGGATAACATAAGCCGTATCCTTGCCTTTCTTTTGGAACCTAATTGGTATGCCGGTTGCTAGCGCGCGAGCTTGAGGATTGGCTGCTTCTCCAGGCCTAATAGCGCCGCTCTCAAGTCCTTTTTGAAGAGCAACATCAGCTTGGCTGCCGCCTTTGGAGGGATAAGTTACAGACGGAACATTTATAGATTCTAGCGCTGCTAGAACAGGAGCATATGCTGCTTGAAGGCCAGGCGGAACAGAAGAAAGCAGATCAGCATAAGCTGGACTTGGAACATATCTTCCGCCAGGAATTGGAAATATGTTTGAAGGGCCCTTCTCGTTTGTCGTTCCTACACGTGGGCCTTCTAAGTTTGGTAGATTCTGCGGCAATATATCCTCCGGATTGAAGCCAGCGATCCTAAGCGCTCTTTCTCTTATGTACTTGTCCTCGATTGCTCTTTGAAGGTAATCTAACAAGGCATAAGAGGATAAGGTAACAAGCTGGCTCTTAAGTAACCTATCAAGCGGATCAGGTTGTAATGCTCGCTTTGTTAGCTTCTTAAGATCGTCGCTTCCTTTGCCAAAGAGGCCAGGAGCAAATCCTCCAACAAGGGAACCTATGCCAGAACCGATTGATGCACCTAATGCCGGATCGCCGAATAAGGCGCCAAGAAGTCCGCCGCCTACTGTTCCTACCGCGCCTCCGCCGTTTGCCATCAGAATATCACTCCACTGCTACTTACAACTTTTCCGCCGCCTCTCTTGCCAGTAATCAAGAAGTCAGCTGAGTTGTAAACCGTTGATCTATAATCATCTATCATGTTCATCAGCTTTGTCTGGGCCATCTTGTGATAGATGAGCGCCCTATCGTCATTCTTTGACAAAAGGATAAAGTATGTCGTTCCGTTAGCCAGAATTGATCTATACTCAACAGGAATCACCGGCTCTTCGCCAGTTGTATTCTGGAGTAATGGCGGAGAGAGGACATACCTAAACTTTATCCTTCTCTTCGCTCCAGCTAAGCTTCCAGCACAGTTAAACCTTATCTTCTTGCTTTGAAGGAACGCAAACTCAGTTGGAACCTCTAGCGTGACGCTGTTCAGCCTGTTCCTAAGGTTAAACTCCTCTAGCTCTATTCCTTTTATGCCGCTGTTTGGAACAATTAGGTTGTCCGCCCACAAAGGCCCTACAAACTTCTTAAAGTCTGATGGAAGATCATAGTCCGTTTTGAATAGCAAGTAAGAAGCGGATGGATTTGTAGGGCCGCCAACGTACTCAGAATCTAATGTTGCATTGCTTTCTCCTGCGGTATGCGATGCGATAACAAACACCTCATCATTCCCATACACCTTAAAGTTCCATCCTTGAACAGAGATAGAGGGCGGAGATGAGAAAGTGATGGTTGGGCTTCCGCTTGTGACCACAACTACTCCATCACCTATCCTTGGCTCTAAGATGATGGAACCATCCTTAACCAAGAAAGGCCAATCGTGCTTTAGTGGATTTATGCCATCGAAGAATACGCCCGCCCCGTTTAGTATATCGAAGTACGTTTGGTTAAGGTAACGAAGCGCGGATGAATAGTAATCTGAGTTTACGTTCTGCTTTTCAGATGCATCGAACAGTGCGGCTTCTAGAATGTCTTTGGTCGTGCTATACACGTTCGTCACCTATTGATGCTCTTAAGATAACCTTGTTTATCCTTGCTACGCATTGATAGCTATTGAAAATTCCTGATGCATTAATGCTAACAAATCTTCCGCTTCCAAGAACCCTAAACTTGTCTATAACCACAATCGGTGATTGTCCTGCTGAATATCTGTATCCTCGGTTGTAATAAGCGCCTGTCCCTGGACTTGATCTGGTTCCATATCTAGCAACACCAAACGTAGGAGAGAAGTTTATCCTTTTGCTCCCTGCCTTAACACCATCTACAAACACGGATAAATCAATATACCCTGTAGAGTTACCAGCATAGGAAGCTGAGAATTCAACCTCCCCCATTATCGATCTTTTGTTTGTCTGCTTCTCTCTAATGAAGTCGTAGCTAGAAGTAGCAAAATTAAAGCTTGCTAAACGCTTGCCTTGATCTTTCTTAAGTATGTTTCCTGCCTTATCACCAAAACATAATGTGGCGGTATTTGAGTTTACGCCATAGACATGGAAAGCGCACAAAACTTCTGCTATACTCTTTCTAAACCTTGGCGACTCTCTTTGCAAATCTATGCTAATTATCTTGAACGTATCCGAGAAGCCAAACTCATCAAAAAGAGGATCGTAGAACGCAAACCATTTGTTCTTTATGATTGAGCTATTTAGCTCTTTCTTGATAAGGCTCTTGATTGAGTTTGCTTCAGCTATGTTTGAGAAAACGAAGCTTCCAGACGTATCCCTCGCAACAAAGTAAGGAAATCCAGAGCTATCTATAAAAACAATTCCTTTGCCTATATCAACAGCGCACTTCTGAGAAGGAGCTCCAAGCTTTGAAGAGACTTTATACACCCTCCAGTTTGTAGTAACAGGGTCTTTAGCATCAAGAAAGTAAATTCCTCTAGGATACTTGAATAGCAAGACGCCATACTGGACTGGAATAGCAGCGCTTAGTCTTTCCCCTTCGCCAGGAAAGATGGAAAGAGTAAATGAGCCAGTTCCAGTGAAGTTCTCATGGTCTGTTGTGGTAGAGAAGTAAAGCCTATGCGGATCGTTCTTGTTCCCGAACCCGCACAACCTCCCCTCAAACACAAAACCAGAGGTAGGATAATTGGACGACCAATCTGCTGGCGGAGTTGCTAGGTTTGTAACTGTAGAAGCTCCGCCAGACAAGACCTTAACAGGATTGCTTCCGGTGAATATAAACAGCTTCCTGTTTAATGCCGCTCCCTCTTTTCCGCCCTCAACAAAAACAACATTATCTGAAGCGGTTAGTCCGGTAGCAAGAGTTGTGCTAAACGCTCCTGCTCCATTATCCTTAAGGAGCCTCCCATCTGATGTAAATACCACCACGACAGGAGTCAATATATCATGGTTGAACTCCGTGCCTCCTATAACGTTTCCAGTTACTGAACCGTAAATAGAATAACCAAAGTCATTTGAGATAACTCCATCAACAAACGTGATTCCATCACAATCTATTAGATAATCTGTAGCCTCAGCCGAGTAAGGATCATAAGGACCAAAAATCCCATTCATTCCTAACGGGATTACAAACTCAGCGTACCGGCTCGACATAGCTTATGAATCTCCCTTTGCAGCAGCCTTTTCAGCATACTTTTCAGCAGCCTTAAACTTAATGTGGTCTGATATAGCTTTAAGATGTGGCTTTATTTCTGCAGGAATGTCAGCATTAGCATTAACATCTGTTACAACATCACGGCTAGCAATTGATGCTATAACTATGCCGTTTTCAAGTATGTTAATTACTTTCTTTATAACAACACTCCCATCTTGATGATGGGAATACTCTAATATTTCGGTTTGTTTCTCAAGCATGGTATTAACCTAAGAAGTAAAGTAATAAAGACCAAATCGAATGTTCATGCTATTATCAATGTCTACGCTTATGAATGGATAGCCTGTGCCTAACTCCACCAAATACATTGAATAGTTACCCCCAAATAATGGGAATTTAACAGTTGCTATATGCGCTGTGCTTGTATAAGAAGGCCATCCGCCATATAAAACCGGTGTAGGCGCTGTTTCCCCAACTACATTGAAAGGTAGCCCCCCTATGAGTAGCGCCCCTGAGCCTTGAGAAGTAACTGCGCCTACTATTATTTTACCATATACATATACAAATTGCCCAATCTTAACATATTTTCCGGTTTGAGTAGAGTATGTTAATGACGGAGCGGTTGACTCCCTGGTTAGATAAGGCGTCCATGACCCTTCTTCGTAATCGTCAAGAGCATTAGGATCGGTAGAAGATATTTGTGTTGCCGGAAATAAGATTGGCCTAAAAACTTTTAACAAATTTGCTGTATAATTTGCTTCAAGAAACTCCGTTCCATTTGCGTAGAGCCCCAAAACCCCATCCGAAATGCCAAACAGCCCGCTGTCGTTATCTGTGTCAAAAACCACGCCACAGTTGTTTGGGTTATTCGATCCGCCAGCCCCGCCCTTAGCTGGAAGCTTTCCCGTCATTGCAAGCGATCCATCCCTCAAGAGATAAGACCTATTGGTGGAAGCTAACTTGCTGTACCAATAAGAGGGGGGGGTTTGAGCAATGTAGCTCTTAATAACCTTTATCTCATTCCTTAACCTCTTTATCTCCCCAGCTAAGTCCGCCGGCAAGCTTTCAGTTCCATTGTTGCCTGGGTCTTCAACCAAGCGCATTTGGTTGACGTCTAAAGAGTAATCGTCAATAGACGTTGGAACGTTGTTATCAACATGCGCTTGGTGCATTTCGTTTGCTTGCTCTGCGGTTACCTCATCTCCTGGAGAAATAAGCGGGAAAGAATAAGGATAAGGCATTACACTACTCCGCTAGCAATCGCTTGCTTGATAACTTCTTCAGAAGGATCAACCTCAATCCCAGTGCCAGTTACCAAGATTGGCTTATCTTCTTCAGAAATAGATGCTTTCTTAGGCGGTCTTCCTCTTTTCCTCTTTGGAGGCACTCCCTCCGCTTCAGCAGAAGAAGATGGTTTTGCTCCTTTGCTTCCCTTCACGGCTTCAATTATTTCGATCACCTCATCAGGAACCTCATCATAGCTACCAACCAGCTCAAGCGTTTTATCATCTACCACAAACACGCCTTTATCTCTTACATGAATTTCCATAGCTAAAGTCCTACGTTAAATAAGAATCTTCTGATGTTTGATGGTGACGGCGGCGGTGGTGGAGGAGAGGCTGATACTTCAGTTATCGAGCCGCCTAAAACACCTATCCTTCTCCTAGAGACTGTCGCATTAGCAGCATGGACTGAGCCACTATTTAAAGACCGCCTAACTACCATCGTATTTGAGGATCATAGTATATCGTAGAGGATGCTTTCGCAAAAGCCACCCTCGCCCTCACAAATCCGCTCTTGTTTGGGGTAATTGATCCAACTGAAAGAGAATGTGTGACTGGGCTTGAAAACCCATGCCCAGTCCAAGAAACAGTTCCGCCAGGAACAGTGGAAGGAGTCCCTAGCTTTGGCCCTCTAGTGCTTAACGTTGATCCTAGAGGAGAAGTAGAATCTGATTGGTATTCTACCTCAATCCATAGCTCATTATTGTTTAGAGCAGGGCCTCCATCTGCTCCTACCAGCACCTCTATTCTTGGCGTTATCGCAACCCCGCCATCTGCCCATCTCTCTATCCAATCGCTATACATCGGAAGAGAGTTGCTAGCTAACGTGGAAGTGGTTATAGAATGGCTATAGGTGGTTGTTCCATCTGTAGCCGGATCGGTAGAAGGATAAATAGTTGTAGACGTCCTGACCACTCCGCCTGAATCATATACCTCATAACGGATGTTTGTGTTGGCAGAATCGCAGTCCATTAGCCTTATGCGGGGCATGAATGAATAATATGAGTTTATTATATTAGCCCCGCCGAGAAGCTTGCACCTAACAAAGTTTATTTGGCCACCAGCTGCATATTGCGTTATGTCTATTAAGTTTGTATAGCTCAATGTGCTGAAATCTGAATCTGATATATTTACATTCAAAACCGGCGAGCCGCCTTGGTTAGAAAAAACACTTACTACAGCAACAGATAAAGGATCAAATCTCAATTTTGTTATATTAATCTCTTTTGATTTACCAAGAGCAATTCTATTATACGCATTTCTAAATCTTACATAGCAATCATTTAATGAAATAAATACGTTCGCGCTTGATGCATAATTACCAGCGTATCCAAGATAAATATATGTACTCGTTCCATTAGCAATATCAAAACTTGATTTCTCTATCTCGCAACTATCAACATAAAAATAAATAGGCGCATTAACGCCTCCTCCATTTCCAGAAACTAACTTAATACCATGAATTCTCCAGTTTCCATTGAACGTAATGCTATATGCGCCGTTAGTAACTATGTTAGCTGCTGGAGAGCTAACAAGAGAAGTAGGAGGCGATCCTGTAAAGAAGTCGCTAACACAGTAAAGCCTAAGAGGATTTGACGGGGAAGCCCAAGAAGGAGAGTTAAATGTTACGCTTGCTGAATATGTTTCAGTATGGTTGTCTCCAGAAGCGCCCTTTACGTAAATCAGCTCTCCGTTCGCAAGAACATTCGCCCCAAGAAGCCCTGATAGAGTAGTCGCGGCAGTAGAAGGAGATTCAAAAGGAGAAGTGTTTGAGCCAGTGTTTGATAAATACTTGTTAGCCATTTAGAATCGAATAAGCTTCTGCTTGAGCTAATGATTCGCTAAGGGATAACTTAGAAGCGTCTAAATGTGATTTGTATTCCTGCTCTGGTTCAGCTAGGTATATTAGCTCATATACTTCGCCTGTATCAGTGTAAAACTTCTCTACAACATACCTTCTATCATCAGCAAGTGGTTCTAGCAATACATATTCTGAGCTTACAATCATAAGCCTTTCTCAGAAAGCATATCCTTGTATCTTGCTGCTATAGCATTCAGTTTTGACTTATACTGGCCCCACTTCGAGTAGGCATCTGATTTCCCTTTGCTAGACGCAAGATAACTCCTTATCTCTTCCTCTGATATATCCCCGCTATTCAGCATGCCAACAATGAAAGAAATGTGCTTGTGGAGAAGAACAGGATCACTTTCATTGAACACAATATCAAATATCCTTTTGATCCCCTCTTCCCTAGTTTGGTATTTAAACTTCAACATAGATTACTTGAGCGCCGACCTGAACAGCAGCAGATAGGTTGATTTGAAGAGAAGCGCTAGCAGCAGTCTCAAACTCAAATGCGCCTGTAGGAGCGCTAGAAACAGCGCCTTCTCTATCCTGTAGCTTCCAGGTGAAAGTTAGGTCTTGTGGACTGCTGTCAACAAACTTTACATTCACCGTGCCTTGTGCTTGAATCCTATATCCTAGTACCCTAATCTTCTTCCCTGTAACGCCTGCGACGATGGTAGTATTGCCAGAAGCTGTCGCGTTAACAAACGCTGTTTTTGTAACACCGCTTCCTACTTGGCCATCCTGTATCTTAACAGCATTATTGACGTCTACCGCCCATGCTCCAGACTGAGCAGCATTAACATTCCATGTTCCAGACTGGCTAGCACTTACATTCCAGGCGCCGGATTGGACGGAGTCTACCGTCCAGGTTCCAGACTGGACAGCATTAACATTCCATGTTCCTGCTTGGTTTACGCTCCAGGTTCCTGATTGAGCTGCGTTTACGTTCCAAATTCCAGACTGGGCTGAGTTTACTGTCCAGGTGCCAGATTGAGCAGCATTAACATTCCATGTTCCTGATTGAGAAGCGTTTACGTTCCAAATCCCAGATTGGGCAGCGTTTACTGTCCACGTCCCAGACTGAGCGGAATTAACAGTCCAGGTTCCTGTTTGAGCCGCATTAACATTCCAGACGCCAGCCTGATTGACACTCCATGCGCCCCCTTGTGTAACAGAAACATTCCCCTGGACTCGGCTAACATCAACAAGCAGTCCATTGGTTGCGGTGCCAGGAATAACATCTCCGGCAGCATCCACCCCAGACATCAGCTTAACGTAAGGGACTGATAAAGTGTCTGAGCCTTGCGTGATGTTATCTACTGCAAACTTGACGCCGCCTGAGCCAGGGTTGGCCTCTGCTATTTCTATCGGCACCGCCTCCTCCTATGGGTAGAGATGAGGTATTCAACTGATTGTGTAGTTGTAGAAGAAAGAGAAGCGCCGTGTAAGAAGAAATGTGCTAAGATGGTCGTCATGTGCTTACAAGAAGCTTGAGAGACTCTAAAGTCTTCTCGGCAGCCGCTTTCTTTGCTTCAAGATTTGCTATCTCCTCTTCCATTTCGCGCTTCCTTTCAGTATGTGCTTCTTCCATTTCCTTTAGCTCCTTCTCTAAAGCTAGCTTCTTCTCTTCTACTTCCTTGTTCATCTCCTCAAGCATATTCTTCTTTTGCTCCTCTAGCTTCGACACGAATATGTCGAAGTTGGTCTGAGCAATCTTCTCCGCCGACTTTAGGTCAGCTAGACTTCTTTGAATAGATTCAGCTTGAGCATTGAGGTCGTCAATCAAGGAAATAAGAGAATCCCTTCTCTCCTCTAGCTCCTTTACTCTATTCTCAAGTCCTGAAAAGAACTCAAGCGTTTCCTCCATGTAAGCTAGCGCGCGGTAAATTCCGAGCGCAGCCCTAACGTTCGTTAACGCTTCGTTGGTGTTCATCATTCCACCATAACAATTCTAACATTCAAGTTAGTACTAGCGTCTCCAGCGGTCACCCTTGGCCTAATGTAGACTGTCGCCTGTAAAATAGCCCTAAGCCCAGGAGAGGTAAAAGTAAGTGCCGAACCGTTTTGATCAGTTAAGGTGAACCATGTGTTTCCATCGTTACTTCCCTCGATGGAAACTGATCCACCCGCGCCAAACGTCCCGTCCACCTGGACGGATCGATCTGATTTTTGAGGCCCACTTTGAGGGCTTCCTGCCTCTCCATTAGCAAGCCCAGACCAAACCGCCAGGTAGACGCCCCTTTGGATTACTTGCGAGCTAAATACCGCCGCCATAATTAAGTAGATGCCGAAGCATCAGTTGAGTTAGCAAGGTTCTCGTGTGTATACTCAACCATTGCAACCGCATCAAAGCTGGTCAGGTTGGCGTTTGAAGCAGTCACTTCCACTACAAGCTCATCCCCAACCGCAAACTTGGTGGCGTTCGCAACCTTATACAAAACCTTGCCCTGTGCTAACGGGTTTGGGACGTTTAGGGTTGCAAAGATAGTCTCTCCAGTCGTGCTTCCAGCGGTTGGGCGCTTCTTAAAGACAACCACTCCACCAGTCGCCGCAGTAGCGCCCTTGTTTACAATGCCGACATAGTGCACTACGGCCGGCATCATCAAGCCAATATTCCCCTTTACGCCAGTAGACGCACCGCTAGCATTCCCAGCGACCACCAGCGGAACTTGTAAGTCGTAAGCCATTCCCCTATTCCTCCTCCAATTTAAACAAGAACATGGATTACTCGATCTTCACCAGGACGCAAGCTGGAACCAACCCCCCACGTTAAGCCAAAGTTAACGCGCCCATACCACGCAATACCGCGAAGCAGACCAAAGTTACGCGGAATTCCCATGCGCAGTTCTGGCGGGTAAGCTTCAATCATGGTGACCGCATCGTTACCAAAGATCACCGCCTCACCGGTGGTGGTGTTGCGCCCTAGGGCATTGTCATGATTGGTCTCGATGATACGGACACCTTCCATCCGCCCCAGCTCATGGTTGTACTTGCCTTGCGGATTAGTGTACATGTACCAGTTCTGCCAAGATTGGTCGCGCATTAGGCCGCGGACGGACTTAGTGCGAGCAATCATAACATAGTGGTCGTTGTTCACCATCGGCGCCTTCATGTCATCATACAGATAGTCCCTAATCTCTTCCAAATGGTAGAGAGTGAAGGCAGATGTAGAAGGAGAGCCGGTGCCGTTGGTGGTGAACGTGATTGAGCTTGCGCCAGTCAAAGAAGCCTTAATGTTTGTCTGCTTGAACGCAGAGGCAGCCATCGTATCTAGCACTAAGCTCATTTGGTCTCTCAGGAGAGACTGGATTGGGTCTTCCATGTCGTACTTAGAGAGGATTTGAACATCCTCGCTAAACACCACGGCCCGCCCTAAGCGCTTGACAGTGATAGAAGTCACCGCTGGCGTCAAGGTGTCTTCCGGAATGAGCTGGTTCTCGCCAAACTCGGCGGTAGTAGGTTCATCAAGAGCCTTTACCCTCGCAAGAGTAACACTTTCACCAGACTTGCGCCCAAACGCTTTCTCAGTGCGAGCATGCTCGGCGAGGGTAACTTGAGCAATTGCAGCTCGCCTTAGCTCAGAACTTAAGGCATGGTTTTTCCAAGTCCCAGAAGGGACATCAAATTCCCAAGTAAAAGCAGCCATCTACTCATTTCCTCCGTAGTTAGTGAACATCAAACATCTTAGCCCTCTTTGAGCGAATGTAGTCTGCCAAAGAGCCGCTGGTATTTGGTGACCTCTCCTCCATAGTGGTGAAAGATAAGCCACCAAATGGGGTGCCGCCGGTATCAGAAACAGCTGGTTTCCGTTTCTCGGATGCTGCTTTCTTATAGTACTCGGCCATTTCCTTTAAATGATCCCATGCCCGCTTCTCCAAGTGGCGCGAAATGTCCTCTTCTTTCTTCATAGAGGCAATGATTCCGGCGTCTTTCTGGATGATGATAGCGAAAACGTCGTCAGGAATGTCTTTAAACTCAGGGTGCGAGGTTCTAAAGTGTGTCCAAAACCGAGCAGCGCGCTGCTCCTCTTCAATCTTCCTTCTTAGCTCGGTTTCCGTTTGCTTCTTAACCTCGTCTGCAATCTTTGCCACAGACTCAACCGGATTCTCCAAAAACCGCCGGTTGTACTCTTCTAGTTGCTCAGGAGTAAGGCCTGCAATCTGCTGAGCTTGCGATTGAGGAGCATTGTATGCTGGTTGCTGTTGTTGGAAATTGCTCATCATAGCAACCATAGCATCAAACTTGGCCTTAAGCGCCTCAAGCTCGGCTTTTAAATCCTCTTTGCTCTTACCTTCCTCTTTCCCCTCTTCAGATTCTACTTTCTCTTCTTCGTTAAACTCTAACTCTTCACTCATTGCTCAAGACCTTTGTTAACAATTGAAGATTTCAAACTACTTATAACTTTCCTAAGCGCGATTATAAGACAAATCTTATGATAAATCAGTTCCTTATATTCTGCTGCTGGTAGCGTATTCTCCTTTCTTACTATTTCATCGATGATTGTTCTCTCAATCTTTTCTGCATGGTGTTCAAGTATGTTGCATGTAACAGACTCTAGCGTTGGATGTTGGATCATAGTTTTATAGGTTCATGGAATCTTATCCCTTTTGGAATCAATAGCTTAACCTCATCTTTTTGTGGCGGCTTGTTTTCCAGCTTTTGAATATCTTTTGCGATTATTGCCACCACCTCTATCAGCGTTGAAATAGTATCCTGGTAAAACTCAAGCCGCTTATCTATATCCTCTATGTGCGGTTCATGATAATAATACCAGGTTGCCAAATCTCTTATCCTATTGTTTAACTCCGACGACATTATTAGCACCTACTTGTTGCTGTTGAGCTTGCGGCTGTTTAGCCTGCTGTTGAGGAACTCCTGCGCCACCAAGCATAGATTGAGACGCCATCATCTCTATTGTCTGTTGATCTTGCGGCGACATAGAAACGTCGCTTATATCTATGCCATAGAGCTTTGCTAGCTTGAACATGTACTTGTACATATCAAAGCGCGTTAGGAACGCTTGTGCTAGCGTAGGAGAGGAGAGGAATGTCCCCATAAATTGGGTGTACTTTTGAATGTCGCTGCTTCTCCTCAGCAGGTCAGAGATTCCTTTCACTGTTAAGCCGATTCCAGAAAACGCCTGGAACCTCTCCTCAGGAGACATTTGGATGAGCTTAATCGCTTCTATAGGGCCAATGGCAGAGATGATGTCGTCTGTCTTCAAGAACTCTAGGTTTTGCATCAGGATTAGCCACAGCTTGCGGAGGATAGAACTTATAAAGGCCTCCACAGAAAGGATAAACCCAGAAAGCAAAACAGACTGGCTTTGAGTCAGCTGCACAATCTCGGTAGCGGTAGCTTCCTTTGGCGGCGCCCTACCAATTGCTATGTCGGTAAGCACCGAAGAATCTACGAATAGGCTTTCTAGCGCCCCATACATTTGGAGCGTTAGGGGATTAATTTCGCCGATTGGCATATGCTCGACTACGCGCGCCCCAATTGGGGCGTCCGCTCGAATGCGAACTGTGCTTCCAGATTTGACGCCGCCGATGATGTCGTTAGGGTTCTCTAACATGCCCAGGTGAATAGCATTGACCCCAATGTTTGCACGAACGGCAGAATCTAGCATCAAGTTAAATAGCTCATTCATGCAAAAGTTAATGCCTACAGGGCCGTCCAGGATAGCAGGGATGGATTCGTCGGTTACCGGAACAGTAATGCGCTTGTAGACGAAAGGAGACTCTCCATGCCAAAATGGATTATCCTCAAAGCGAAGCAAGCGGTCGTCAGCACAGACTGCAATCGCATTGCGCTTTATTGGCTCCCCGTCCTTGCTTAAGAAGATTCCGTAGACCTCCTTAAGCTTGACAGACTTCCTGTATTCTTTCTCTCCCTTGCCAAGCTCATCGACCTCTTTCTTCTTGTAAACTCCAGCTTTGGCCAAGTCTTTAAGTGTATACCAGTCTTGCTCTATCTCCTGAATCTCGTAAAGCCCACGCCCAGTCGGATCAGGAAAATAGAAATCCGGATCAATCGCGGAAATGGTTGGCTTAAAGACCTCTATCTCTTGGCTACCCTCCGCCATAACTAAAGTGGTTGGAGAGAGCGCTCCGGTTACCTTAGCTACCATCTCTCCTTTCAGAAGCCCAAACTTAATGCACCTCTCTATTATCTCTAGAAAGGATTCCCCGCTAGGGCCAATGTGGTTTAGGTAGGCGGAAATTAGTGCCCTGGCTATTTCTGGATCAATGTCTACCTTGCCAGTCTCTACGGTGAAGAATTCGTTGCCAGCGTCAGTGATTGCTTTAGTGATGAACTTGGAGAGGCGTTCTACAGCAACGAATGTTTTGGGGATAAACTGTGTCGATTGATCTTCTGACTTTCCTTCTAAGAAGTCATCAGGAAAGCAAGAGTTATACGCTTCTACGTTAATCTTGTTCTTTTCTTTCCTCTTCTTCCTTGAATCCTCAGATTCCCTATAACAGACTTCAATATAATCTAGTATCTCTCTTTCTTTTTGCATAGGCGCCAAACCTATATATCAATGCCTTTGACTGCTGTGCCGCTTCTGTTAAAGCATCTTCACAATCTTCACAAACGTTAGAGCAGTATACAGAATAGTTCCCTATATACTTGCCGCAGTTCTGGCAAAGGCCTTCAAAGCCGGTCGAGTAATTAGACGGAGGCGGACTATAATAATTCATTGATGATTATGTGTATTAAAGACACAGCAAGTGTGCTAAAAAGAAAAAGGAAGATTATGGCCAATATGATTCCTATCGATTTCTCAACCCTATCATTCATCTTCTTCTTCACAAAATATGTCGACCAAAAGATTTAATGATCCGTAAATCATTGCTGCATACGCAAAAATTTCAAGCGGCTCTAATACAGAAGGGTCTCTGTCTGAGATGAGCAGAAGAACGAGCGAAAACAAGCAAAGGATAAATGACGTTATCACTTACTGACAAAATTCTCCATAAACTTTTCAAATAGATGGATTGCTCTCCCTCCCATATGGCCGGATATGCCAACCAGTGCCGCAGTAAATGTATTGCCAAAACCAGCAGATTGGCATAGATAGAAAGTTATTATGCCGGCAAACGCGCTTATAACCAAATCTCCAACTAGTTCTGTTATGTTGAATGCCCTTACTTTCCCTTCCTTTAGTTTGACAACAAAACTGGCGAATCCACCAAACATTGAAAGGAAAATTACCCATGCGTATGTTAGAACGGTATAATCTAATGGGCCTTTATCTGGAGTAGGTGGCTGCATTCTTGAAGGTATAAACATTCTGCTTTGCCGAAGCCAAACGATTCGCCTTTCTAATTAGCTTGTTGACAAAGACGACGCTACAACCATAAGAAAGCGCATCCCCCAAGTCAGAATAAGGGTGGCTCTTCTTCTTGTTAGTCTCCACTAGAGACCAAGCTCCTGCTAATGCTTCAACCAAATAGCGACAGTTCTTGGAAACGATTACATCTCCATCATAACAGGCCATTTGGATCGCTTCCAGACGAGTGTGAATGTAATGTGCGCCAGGAGTAAATGTTCCTCCAAGCATCTTTATGATTACATTGGCGGCGCAGTTTGCCCGATCCGCCGCATAGGCTTTTGACTGCTCCATCCTTGTCATCGTATCGTCCCCAATATGCCTAAACTTAAGGCCAAAGTATTGGGGACTCAAATGATCCTTGATTAGCTCATAAACTCCTATGCCGGTTCCAAAGAACTCATCATAGACATACAGCTTGCCGTTGTGTAGCTGGCATATCAGAAGCGCTGGATGCATAGAAGCATCCCAAAGCGCAATAACCTCTTTCGACCTGTCTAGCGGCGGCATGCTGTCCGCTTCGCAGACGTGCTTCTCTACATCGAACGTCGGGACTGCCGGCTCTCCTTCGTAGACCGCGCAGTATTCCCCTTGAACGTAGCGACGGATTAAGTCTTTCCTATGCGACCAGACGGCCTTAAGCTCATCGTAATAGGATGGTGGAAGGTTGTGTACGTTTTCTGGCGCGTCAGTCTGGAAGACATTGAATCCTTCAATTGGAGTTTCTATAAAGCGCCTATAGACCCAGTGCTGGGGCGACGGGTTATTACATACAACCTTACAAGCCATCCAGTTCATTCCCTTCTGCCGCCTTCTTCCTAACATAATATCGAAGACGGTTTCAGAAACCCCGCCAGACATTCCGACTGGAACGGCCTCATCGATTCCAACGCCAGCGATCTCAAGCGATTGTAGCTTGCCGGAATCCATTGGACTGTCAGCAGGAATGAACCAGACCTTCCCTTTTAGCGGCTTCTTCCAAACCGCTACAGCAGAAGAGGAGTTCTCCTGCTTAGTCTCTACATAAGGCTCAAACCAGTTTAAGAACTCCTGGTAGGTTGTTCGCTTTAAGGATTGCCAGGTTTCCCTAATGATTACCCAATGCGCGCCAGGATTGTTTAGCGTGTGATAAAAGCAAGACATAACTAAAGCCGTGGTTTTGCCTTCACCCATCCTAGAACAGAACAGATCAGCAATCCCACGGCTTTCTATGAATCGCTTTTGGACTGGATTAGGAAAGAATATCCTATGGCGCACTAGTATCCTTTCCCTTGACTTTTGCGCAAGACATGTCTACACTTGAATGCGGAGGCTCGGCTTAGTGGCTGCTCTCGGGTGGCCACAAAAGCGTTGTCTCCTTTTTTGTGCTCTCCGCCTCGTGTATACACAACACTATCCTCTGGCTAGCATCCTTTCTTTCTTCTTCCTTTCTTGCCTTTCATCTTTCTATCAGCCTCAAAGAATTCATCTATAACATCTCGTGGCGGACAACCTTCCTTGATCTTGCCTGCCGCGCACATACCGAAGAAGCGCTTTTGCTTCCCACTTTTGAACGGCATTACTTCTTCCCCCTAGCCGCTAACTTTTGGAACTTAGTCTTCCCATATTTCTTCCTTCCAATCCATGCCGCTAGCGCAGCAGGATTTATCGCTCCCTTTGCAGCCAGCTTATTCTTAAGCGCTTTAAACCTAGACCCAGTTCCAAGCTTTGGTTTTGCCATGTTACATGCCCTCTATAACGGCTTCTTGTACTTTCCACCTTCAGACCTTGAAGGCCTTCCGCCCTTTGCTTTGTTAAAGTCTATCACAAAACTTTCTATCTTCTCGGCTAGATCAGAAGCTCCAGATTCTTCAACTGCTTCTGTGATTTCATCTAGGCGGGAGCGAACATCTCGGTGATCTAGGTATTTGACTGCTGAGTTTACCAGGTAAGAAACAGCATACATGATCTTGGAGATTTCCTTAGGCTCTTCTAGCGTCTCGAGCAGCTGAGTACACATCTCAAACGAATCGTTTAAGCATTTCTCCAGCTTTTCAACCTCTAGGCCGCTCTTTTCTTTATCCTCTTGCTTACTAGACATAACACCTCGTCAAGCTTTGACCAACTTGCAAACCTAACGTTAGACGCAATATCCTTCGAGAAGTTTATGCTTTGGCCAAGAAAGTTCTGCTCTCGTTCCCAAAACGTCGAGTAACAAATGCTTCTCTTAAGCAATCGTTCCCTTTCTGCCTTCTTTATTGCTCTTCTGATTGAGTTTCCAGTCACAAACCGCCAGACGCTTATGGCGAACAGGACATCCTCATTGTAGAAACGGCCATTGCGATGCTTAAGCGCAACCCGTCCTGGAAGCATCTTTATAATGTCTCTTATGTTGATCACTAGACTATCATCTACACTATGCTAATTGAGAGCAACAAGTAACGTGAACTATCGGCTTAAGTCAAGGTTTAATTGAATCCACCCGTTCTTATCTACCAATTCATGGATATACTCATTCTCCGCCTCTTCTAGCCGATTAAGGTTCAAGCTGTTTAGCTCGCATCCTCTGATCTTCACCTCTATATAGCAATCTTCTATTTCTGGGTCGTTATATACATTCACTACCACTTCTTTGCCTGGAAAGTGCTTTTTTGCAGCTTCAACTGCTTTAGGCAATAAAGCAGCAACATCAGGGGAAGAAGCTAGGTACTTTTCAACTTCGTCGTTGTATTCCATAAACTAACCGCCTGGCTTAAACACTCATCATTATACCACACCTTGCGCGCCCCACCACCCATGTACCACCTTATTTATGTGCAAGGAGCAAGCAGGTTATAAAGCTCCACCACTAAGCAGCTTACCATATTGTTTCTTCTAAAGAAATAGTAAGGCACTTGGTACCAAGATTGTTTCCAAAATGACCGAATGACTGAT